GGTTGGGAGTGGGCTAAAGACCCCAGCCGTTCGCCCGTGGATGGAGCGGTATCGAGTGGAATCCCCCGCCCACATTTTCCTGCTTGACGCGGGATGATGGAGCGGTATGGTGGGTTTTATGAATCCCCGGATCCTTGTGGCCTGCGAGTACAGCGGACGTGTGCGCGACGAGTTCGCTGCTCGTGGCTGGGATGCGTGGAGCTGCGATTTCGAGGAGTCGGACACAGTGGGCCAGCACTACCGTGGTGATGTGCGGGATCTGCTGACCCAGCGGTGGGACATGATGATCGCGTTCCCGCCATGCACCTACCTCTGTTCGAGCGGGATGCACTGGACGACCCGTGGCCTCCGCGACCCCAAGCTGACCGATGAGGCGCTGGCCTTCGTCCATCTGTTACTCAATAGCGGAATCCCCCGTATAGCGATAGAGAACCCTGTTGGCGCTATCAACACACGTATCTGCAAACCATCCCAGATGATACAGCCGTGGCAGTTCGGTGATGACGCGAGCAAGCGCACCTGTCTGTGGCTCAAGAATCTTCCGCTCCTCGTCCCGACCAACGTCCTCCCGCTGCCGGCGTCCGGTAGGTGGGCCAATCAGACCCCCAGCGGGCAGAACAAGCTCGGTCCCAGTCCGACCCGTTGGAAGGAGCGATCCAAGACCTATCCCGGCATCGCCCGCGCCATGGCCGAGCAATGGGGTTCCGCTGCCCACACCCCATCCGCCCCCTCCGACGCCTCCTAGGGCCATCCCAGCGCTTGCGCTGGGCATCCACACCCCGCTTCCAGATCCCCCACTTCCACCCATCCACCCGGGTACATGGTTCAGGGGTTCTCAAAAATAGCCGCCGAGGCGCGTGGGGCCGTTACGAGCCCCCACGCAGCGCCTCGGCGTTGCTATTTTTGACTCCCTTTTAAGGGAGTACTAAGACTCCCTTTTAGGGGAGATAGCGGGGGGTGCACGGAACTTTCTGGGACCGTGATTAGAACTTCCCTCTGGTTCCTTGACGGGTGTCCCGGGAGAACGTACCTTGGTTCTCCCATGAGTTATCTAGAGAACGGTTCCACCCTCCGCGCCATGTTCCGCCTGATGCCGCCCACGCGGCACGACGCCGACCCGACTCGATCCGAGGTCGTGACCTACATCCGCGACAACCTTCGATGCGATCTGGGTCGTGCGCTCCGTGCGTTCGATTCGATGCGTCATATGAAGAGCGCGGTATTGATATTCGATCGGATCCATCGCCAGTGGCGCGGTTGTGATTGGGTTCCTGCCGAGGAGGTGGACAAGGTGTCGATGCTATTGTCTATGATCACCGAGATGAAGCGTGATATCTCATCGCTCAGATCGGAGCTTCGGAAGGTGAAGGCAGAGGTTGGGTCGTTGCGCCGCCGCAAGGGTGGCAGGAGGAGCGAGGATGTGGCCGACCATGATGATGAACCGGTGTCGGCCTCCGAGCCCCAGCAGCAAGAAGCCGCTCCCCCCGAGAAGGAGGAAGCGGCTAGTGGGGAGGATTGGTTCAAGGCTATGCGCGAGGCCCTCGACGAGCAGGAAATGGCTTCGGCTCCTTCAGTTGCGCCCCGGTCATCACCATCGGATTCCACTGCTCCCACACAATCCCCTTGGGAGAATGCTGAAGATGAAGTGAGTTAGCATCCAGCCTCGATCCCCGCTTGCAGAAGGCCAGTTGGAAGCGTCGAGGCTTCGACTGGCCTACTTCTGCCAGCACCGCGATCTCCCGCGCCCAGTTGGCCAGTTCAGAGGATCCGAAGCCAGCGTGTGCGAGTTCCATGGTGGTGAGTGGCTCGCCGTCTTTGCGTTGGGCCTTGGAGATGTGGTGCATCCAGATCCATGCGACCTTGGTCTGGTGGAGGATGGGCTGGAGCTTGTTGCGCAGGAACGTGCTGACCTCGCCCTGGTCCGACAAATCTCCCCCGAAGTAGGAGAAGAGCGGGTCGCCGATGATGAGGTCGAGCTTGGATCGGGTGATGAAGCGTGTGGCGTAGGCAAGGAATGCGTCCCCGGTACGGACGGATTCGGTGCGGAAGTGGAGGTTCTCCTGGAGGATGCGGATGTCATCGGTGGCCATCTTGAGCCCTTTGATGACGCCCTTGAAGGCTTCGGCGAGGTCGCCCTTGTCGTTCTCGGCCTGGACGATCCCGATGCGGAGCGGGCGGACGGGGGCGATGCCGAAGAAGTCCTTGCCGAGCGCCCAGCGGATGACGATCTGCATCATCAGTGAGGATTTCCCGATGCCGGTGCCACCGGAGATGATCATGGATGAGCCACGGGTGAGCCATCGTTTGCCGATGAGGTTGTCCGGATCGTTGTCTTCATCGAAGCAGATCAGGTCTTTGACGGTGACGATGGTGGCCTTGTCATCGGCGGTCTCGCGGTCGCTGAGCCAATCGGCCCATGACTCTGGACCGATCTGGGTGGCGATCAGGCGTTGGGGGCAGCCGTTGCGGAATGCGCCGGGGAGGCGGGAGAACCGTGCGGGGTTCTTGTTCTTGGGATCGATGCCGGGGATGAGGTTGTAGATGAGATCCCGGCGCGCCTCCCATTCCTTGCGGTCTGGTGCATCGACGCGGACCCATGCGTGGATGGACTTGCCGCCGCTGTCGATGAGGGCGGAGATGGGCATGCCGGTGTCGCGGAGGGCCTTCTCCTGTTCGGCCTTGGGGCGTTCGTCCATCTCGACGAGGACGTGGCGGTAGGCGGACACGTCGTTGTCGGACCCGCTGTAGAGGTTGGGCTTGAACGGGTTGATGCGGACGAAGACGCCGCGTCGTTCGGGTCCGAGGATACCGGAGCCGGGTTCGTCGTGGCGGGCGAGCCATTCCTCGCGGGTGATGAACGAGCCACTGGACAGTGGCCTACCATCGTCTTCCGATACGTTGTCGCAGATGCAGACGGTTTCGCCCTGGGCGAAGCAGGCTTCGAGGAAGCGCCGGAACTCTGATGCGCCGGGCTCCGGGGCTACCGGAGCTGGTCGCTTGAAGGTCACGCGGGTGATGTCGAGCGGTTGGGCGGGGCGATGGTCCGAGGTGTTGGCTAGGTGCCCGCGTGGCTTGTCGTGGGGTTTCTCGTCGGCTTGGCGGATCTTGTGGAGCAGCTCGCGGTCGGTCCATGGCGGCTGGCAGGAGCGGTTCCAGTCCGACAGGAGCGTGAAGGCGTCGGAGGTGGAAAGGCCGAAGCCGTGGACGAGTCCCACGGCGGCGGTGTAGGTCTGTGAATGCCCTCCGGATCCGGAGATGGCTGGCGGTACCTTGGCGAGCCAAAGCGCCGCTCGTTCGAGGAGCGTTGTCATGTCGTTGATTCGTTGCTGGCCGGACTACCGTGGCCTACTACTGAGGCTTGGTCAGTGGCCTGAAGATGCGGTTGAACTCTTCGGTATTGCGGACGTAGAGAGCGCCCCGGCGTTCGTAGATGGTCACGGAGCGTCGGGTTTCTCCGAGGCGATACTGTCCGTGCCCGAGGACTGTGACGACCACGGCAGGGTTGTGGATGTTGAAGTACTGTCGATCGGTTTCCATTGGAAGTGGGTTTTCTTGGTTGGATAGGTGATCCAACCCTTGGATATTCCGTAGGCGATGAGGCGTGGAGCGTCATCGAGGATGCGGCGGTTTTCCAGCGTGAAGGCGGATCGTTCGGCGTTGGACATGGGTCCGGGTTTGGAGTTGGTTTCGAGTCGAGCCTCGTACCATGGCTGTTCGTGGCGCGGTGTTTTCATTGGTTGGGTGTGATCCGAGAGAGGATGCAGTTACAGTAGGTGCCCTTGGTTTTGGCGGTGCATTTGGGGTGATGGATGGGGCTGGCCAGGATGTGGTCGCTGAGTTCCTTGGTCAGCGAGATGAGTTGCAGGATTCGATTGGCCGCCTCGGCGCATACGGCATTGGCTGCACCGTCTGCCGAGTGGATCTCTGCGGAGAGGATGTTGAGTGCGTTGACGAGGTCGTGTGTTGAGGACTGGATCATGGGTGTTCCTTGTGGATCTGGATGCCGTTGCCTTTGGCGTCGAGGAGTTCGACCGAGCGGACGTTTTCTAGGCGGGCCAAGGTCTTGATCATCTCGATGGGGTCATGTGCTTGGGCGACGCAGGTGAGGTGGATGTCACCGTCGCCGTAGTTGGTCTTGAGGTTCTCCTTGGTACGATCCCTGCGGATGCGGATGGAGCGTCCGTCGGAGAGCGGGATGACCTTGATGGATTCGACGAGTGGATAGGTGTGTCGGCTCATGGTTGTTGTTCATCGAGCCAGGTGACGAGTTGGGAGTAGGATTTGACTCCGTAGTTCTTGAATGCGAGCGGTCGGATCCTGCCGCTTTTGATTGCCTCTCTGGCTTCCTGTTTACTGGTGATCCCTAGTTTCCCGAGGATGGTGATATTTCGGACGCTGAGTCCGTGGGTCCACAGGGTGGATGCGTATTGTCGTTGTTTGGCCAACTGGAATATCTGATGAGCGCGTTGGCGTGACATACCGAGGTTGAGGGAGATGGATTTGTAGGTCCAACCCTTGGCTCGGAGGTCTGTGACGATCTGGATTGATTCAGTCAGTTTCATGGCTTTTGCATTCTGATGGTCGCTTGGTATCGTTTGTTGGCTTTGTGACATTGGACGCACAGGCCGAGTTGTTGGGTGCAGCCACAGCCCAAGCATGCGGCCAATTCGTTGCACAATTCCTTCCATTGTTTCAGTTGGTTTGTTGTTTCGTTTTGCGGTGGTTGGGGCAGGGGATTCCTTTGCGGATGTACCATAGGACGCTGGGTGCGAGGTTGTATTTGGCCGACAGTTCTGCGTAGGTGATGGAGTGATGCTCCTTGAGTATCATGGCCTTGATGCGATCCGGGACTTTGCGCCATCGGCGTTCGCCGGATTTCACCGGAGGGAGGATGGGTTTCATCGTCCCTCCAACCATTTCTTGAGGTCTTGCAGTTCAGCCTCCTTGGCCTCCAGTTCCTTGATCCGCTTGTTGGCTCCGGCCAGTTGCCGCTCTAGCTGACGGGCGAAGCCGGCTTTCACGAACCTGGTGAATGCCACGGTGACAAACGGCTGCCGGTCTGTGCGCGGGGTTTTGGAGATGGGCTTCTTCACGGCTTGGCCTCCTTGGCTTCAGGTTTGACCCGCCAGAAGCTCGGTATGTCATGCCATGCTCTGCTGCTGTATCGGATGTCAGGAAAAGGACCGGTTCCCTCGTCATACCAGCAAATGCATTCCGCGTCTGTCGCATGGAGTGCTTTGCAGTCATTGTTTTTGTAGTAGTATTGATACTTCACGGCTTTGTCTCCTTGGCTTTGTGCCAGTCGATAAACGTAAACGGGTTGTGATTGTTGGCGAGTGCATCCCCTGCCTCCTCCAGCCGCTTGATGCGGTCATTGGCGGCGTTCAGTTCGAGTTCCAACTGGCGGGCGAAACCGACACTCACACGTCCGGTTCCAAACTGCGCTTCATCCGTCCTCGGTGTATCGCTCACGGCTTGGCCTCCTTGGCTTTGATGGCGATTGACTCAATCTTTCCAAGCGTCAGTGACTGACCCGCTCCTAGTGGATGACTTGCTGCGTAGGCGATTTCAGACATGGCATCCTCCAGCCGCTTGATGCGTTCCAGTAGCTTAGGAACCTCACGCTGGATCACCGTGCGCTGTGACTCTCCTAGTTGTCCTCCAAGCATGGTTGCGATGGCGTTCGCGTTCCACTCGCGTTCGACCGCCAAGGCTGATTGCTTCCAGTCTTCAAGACGTTCGATCTGATCCTGAAGCTCCCTGATCTTCGTAGCCTGCGCATCCTTCATCCACTGGGTCTTGATCTGATCGAGCGCAAGCACGGCAGTCTCGGTAGGCTTGAGTCTGTCGCTAGTCGTCACTCGGCCATCGCAATGGATTGTTAGCAATGGCTCGTCGCTGAAATTAATGCTGACTGATTTGATTGGATTCATGTATTTGCTCACGGCTTGGCCTCCTTGGCTTTGTTCCATTTGTTGACCGCATCACCGAACCCGCCGAAATAGCCGGCTGCTTTGAGCGAATCCCCCGCCTCCTCCAGCCGCTTGATGCGCTCATTGGCTGCGTTGAGTTCGCGTTCCATCCGCTTCATCTCGCCTGCCAGATCGTACATAGTCGCGCCTTTTTTGAAGTAGGCCTCATTCGTCCTCGGCGTCTCGCTGACCATTTTGTTGGCGCCACCAAGATGGTTGCTCATCGCTTCCTCCTCTCCAGCATCGCGTCGGCATAACGATACGCATCCAAGGCAAAGTCTTCCCAGTTTCCATTTGAGTTAGGATTTGCAATAGAACCCTGCAACGCAGCCGCTGCGAAGTAGTCGCGTAGGGTCATTCCTGGTGTGGTTCCGTAATGAGTAGCGCACGGCTGCCCATCCTGATAGAACCCGTGTGTGGTAGCTGTCGCATTTGTTGGAAACGCCGGTCCACCGTCGTTGATCTTGTTCATTTCGATTCCTCCTCAATCGCCGTAAGCGCATCGTAAATATCCCTGAAATGCTCCTTGAAGATCGTGTCGCGAATCGACACGGCAATCTCCCGATGCTCCTTCTGGGTTCCCTTCGCACACCGCTGCTCAAAGTAGTGAATCCATGAGCGTACACTCCCAGTCATGTACATCGTCGTCTGAGTGCAAAGCGGCAAAATCATCCGCGCAGTCTCCCGACTCACTCCCTGCGAGATAAGCTCGCGATACAAGTTCCAAGACCTGAACGTAACGTCGGCCACGGCATCCTTGGCCCACTCCTGAGAAAACACCTCGCCGCTCGCCTGACGATTCTTCAAGTCCTGCGTCCTCAGCTCCACAGGCTCCATCTCAAGCGCCACCGCATAGCGTTGGCTGTACTCCTGAAAGCAGAAGCTCCGGTGCCTAAGAATCTGAGCAGCAACCGCCCTACTCGTCACAATCTCCACGGTCATGCTCGCCTGCTCAAAGATGCTCCAATGGCCGTTATTGATGCAGTAGGCCAGCAACCTCGGCGCTGTCAGCGTGTTGAGCTGATTGGCCGGATTGCTCACCCTCGCGCAATAGGTGATGAAGTCGGATGCCGACATCTCGCCGTCACCAACAATGGGTTTCGTAATCGCTACAATTTTTGTTTTCATGGCTTCGTTTCCTCCTCAACCCCGCACGGGAGCCAGGTTTTGCCGCCGTCGAGGCTGTGTTCGTGATTTTCCAATGCGGCTTCACGAAAAATAGTACCGCCATAAACGCAAATCTTTCCTAATTTATCGACTTCAAGGATAAGGCTTTTCCAATGATCATGCTTTGATTTGATCCACGCCCCCAGCGGCACCTCATCCGCAGTCCACGCGCGGAGCTTTGCGGTGGGTTTTATGCGGTATTCGACAAGGTCCCAGTTCCATTTTGGATCGACCACCAATTTCCACACATCTCCGCCCGTGTCTCGGAACCGGCATTCGATCTGCCTGCGGGCCTTGAATGCCTGCATCGCCCCGATCTGATAGTCGAGGTCCCGTGTGTCTACTGCTGCTTGCTCTTTTGTCATTTCGTTCCTTTCCATTTGAATTGATTGTTTTTGTTCTCTGCGAATCCACGTTCAACCGCTTCCTCCTGCCAGACTTGGCCGGCTGCGTAGGCCCCGACCAAGACTCCGAGCAGGAATGCCATCACCGTTTTCATCTGCATTTCTCCCTCCACGAAAACACCGGCTTTCCGTCGGCCCCCTCCAGCCACTCAGCATGTCCAGTCATCACAGCTTCCAGCTCCATCCGCTCCTGCACCAGTTGCCGGACCTTCATCCGGTACGATGCCAATTCGATAGCGGTAGAAACAAAGCTGCCGACCAAACAGCCAATCGAGAAGCCGAGGAGGAAACGGGTCATTTGGATCCTTTCTTCTTGTTCCTTCTCCATACCGAGGTGTCGTTCTTGAATCTGTAATTCCTGGCTGCCTTGAATGCTTGGCCGACATCGTTCTTGGTCATGTGATAGGCTCCGTCGCCATCTGCTATGATCCGGTTGGGTGCGCTTGTCCTGCTCATCGGCCACCTCCGATTGCGTAGTGGAGGATCAGGAGTGCGTCGCAGTTGCCCAAGGTGACATCCAGATGGGGGTAGAGTTCCTGGGCCTTGGACTTGAGCTTGCGCTTCCACTCAGGGCCTGTGGCGCATGCCTTCCTGCCTCCGAGACCGAGGGGTTCCTGCCAGACTCGCGGCTCGACGCGATGGAGTGCGTAGCCTTGTGAGTAGGCCAGTCCTTGGATGATGCCGTAGTTCTCGTGGAGTGTGGCGACGGCTGCGGCTGGGGTGAGTTTGGACACGAACTTTGGCACCTTCTCGATCCACAGGTGGGAGTCAGCCACCTTGAAGCCGGTGAGCAGTTGATGCATGTCCGGAACGGACTCTGGCATAGGGAACAGGAGGATTCCGTCTGTTGCCTTGATGGCGAATCCACCGTTCACGCCTGGGTCACAGGCTACGATTGTTTGTTTCATTGGTTGGTTTGTCGTTCTGCGATCTGATGGTGAGTTTGTGGCCTACGAAGACTCCGAGCAGTGTGAAGACCGGAAGGATCGCGGCCATGGAGATGATGGTGAGCGCGGTGTTCATTGGATCGAGCATCCGAGTTGTTGGTAGCACTTGATCCGTTTCTTGGCGTGGGCATGGGCGAGCGGATGGAAGTTGTCCTTGAAGTCGTGGATGAATGCCTCGTCCTTTCCGTCGCACCTACGAAGAGCCCTGCTGGCCCGCTGGATCGTTTTCTGTGCGCTTCGGCCTCCGGAGACCATCACGAGGGTGCGGACGTTCGGCAGGTCGAGTCCTTCGTCGGCCAGCGAGGTGGCGATCATGGCCTTGATGTTCCCAGCCTTGAACTCCTCCATGGCAGCGCGACGAGCCTTCTTTGGCATCTTGGAATGGACGAGGATGGATCCGTCGATCTGCTTCGCGTATTCCTCACCTAGGGTCACCCTGGGGACGAGTACGAGTGTTTGAGACTCGCACTTGGCGAACATGATCGCGGCAGCATTCCGGTTCCTGTTCTGGCAGATGCCGATGTCGGTGATGGCTTCCCAAGCGCACATGGCGCGGAGTTCTGTGTGCGGGATCCGCATGTAGCGTTTGCGATCCGTGAAGAGTTTCTCGATCTGGTCATCGATCCTGCTCTGGATGAAGAAGTCTGTGGCCGAGGACAGGTAGACGGTTGCGTGGGCCAGAACATTGACCAGCTCCTCGCGCTTGATCTCGTGCGCGCTGTTCCGAAACAACGTGAGGAGGATCTCGTTACGCTCGGGATCGTCGCACCAAGGAGTTGCATCGAAGCCGTAGCGTCGTCCATTGCATGACTCGATGATCCTGCGCCACGACTCTGCTGGCGCATGCTTTGCCTCATCCACGATGAGGACTTTCTTGGATGAGAAATCGACCGACTCGTGCGGGCACCTGACTTCGACGATTGAAGGATCGACTCCAACGGCATTGAGCGATTTGACCGCCTGCTGGCAGGTCTCGCGGGTCGGGGCGAGCCAGCCGAATGTCATGCCGTGGAACTTCTCGGAGAAGTGTTTGACGATGGATGATGCGATGAGGGTCTTGCCGCACCCTGCTGGAGCGATGATGAGTCCATCCCCTTGAATGGCCCACTCGACTGCTCGTTGCTGATATGGTCGAAGCAGAAACGCTTGCGTCGAGTTCGTTTCGGGATGATCTTTGTCGTGCATAGCGTGTCGTTGCGCTTTGTGTTGGTTTGTAAGGACTACTCGTTGACACCCCCCGGAGCTTGCACACTCCGGGGGGCTTTGTTTTGTGGGGGTTAGATGTCGTTGTCGGAGGGGAGCTTCTTCATCCGACGAACCCGCAGGGCGGTCTGTTCCGCACCGTTCTTGTCGGTGTACTTCTCCTCTTCGATGACGATGCCCATGCCGAGCCCGACGAAGCCTTGGAGGAACCTCTGGAAGGCTCCTCCGATGCTAAAATCGAACTCGGCTCCATCGTCGATGTTCGCATCGGTGGCTCCGATGAGCATCTGAAGCCGCCACATCATGGTGTCCTTGAGGGTGAAGCGGTCGATGATTGTCTCTCCCTCGGCACTCTTGTATCGGAGGACGACGACGGGGTTGCCGTTCTTGTCGAGACCCTCATCCTTGGCGGACTGGATGACGACGGTGTACTCCCCGGGGCCGGGGAAGGGCTTCACTTCTGCTTGGCTGCGATCGACTTTGAATTTCATGTGGTGGTGTTGTTGGTGTTGTTACTGTTGGTCGGACTGACGGGCTGCCCACGCGGGCAGCGAGAGGGATTGGATCTGGGACGAGTAGCAGGGCCACGAGTTGAGTTGCTCGCACTCGATGTAGGTTCGTAGCTGCTCCTCGATGATGCTGTGACCGAGGTCGATGGCCGGCTGATCGAGTTCGTAGCAGGCCACTCCGTAGGGCGCTTCCTTCTCGACTGCGATGAATATGAAGCGGTTGATTCCTGTGATGCGCTGGTACCACGCGGCTTGAACGTGGTAGCGGAACTGGGCGCAGGACTTACCGAAGGCCACTGGCGATGCGTCCTGGGTGGTTTTGACATCGACGATGTAGTCCCCTCCGAGACCGTCGATGCGGGCTTTGACCTTCACCCCGTCCCAAATGTCGAAGAAAGAGACTTCGGTCTGGATGTTGTGGAGGAATGCGGCGGCGGCTGGGTGAGCGTGAACCGCTGCGGCGGCTCCGGTGATGTTGTCCCACTGCTCTTGGTTGAGCGGGGTGCGACCGGATGACAGGACGGCCTCGTAGGCGGCTTTGCCTTCCTTGGTGCGCCGATCGCCCGAGAACGCGGTGTAGGTGGCCGCGAACAGGTCGGGTTCGAGGATAGCCATGTGAACGGCGGTGCCGAACTCAAGGGCGGGGGACGACTCGTTCTTGGTGATGCCGTCCTGCCATGCGCGGAAGTGGGCGGGGGACCGCCGGAACTGATCGAGGCCGGACTTGGAGAGGGCCTTGGTGCCGTGGTAGATGGCCGACGGCATGTTGTGGATTACCTCGGTGCTCACGCCTGCACCTCCGTGGTCACGATGGTTTCGGGGGTCACGATCACGGGCAGCTTGCTCAGGATCAGGTCGGGCTTGCTGATGTACTTGGAAGCGAATGCGTCTTCCAGGTCTCGGAAGGTCTGGCCTTCCTTGATGCGACCGGCTTTCAGCAGCAGCGCGTTCACATCTTCCTCGCGGGACTCGAACAGTTCTTCGAGCTTGGCCACGAGATCGAACGCCTTGGTGGGAGTGACAGCGACCTCGGATGCGGTGGGCTGGAAGTCCTCGGTCTCCTCCGGGGTGTAGACACCGGCGACGACCTCCGGGGCCAGCATGCGGATAGCCTTGGAGATACAGCGGGCGCGGAGCATGGCACCCGGATCCTTGGCCCACCCGGAACCCGGCTTGGCGGGGAGCAGGCCAGCGAGCTTGGCGTCCTCGGTTGAGAATCCGATCTCGCACTCGTTGCCGTCGTACTTCCAGACAGCGACTGCCGCCTTCTGGTCGAACTGCTTCCACAGCACCTTGCCACCGCGAGCGCGGTAGCCGGCCAGCATAGCGTCGGAACGCATGCTCAGGGAGCCGTTGATGATGTGGTACTCGCGCTTGAAATCGAACGGGGTCTTCTTCTCGGCGGCGCATTGCCACGCGATGAGCTTGCCCTGCTCGACCTTGGTACAGCCTAACATTCCTGAGGCTGCGATCCACTCGCCCATCTTCTCGATGGCGGTGATGGGGTCTGCGATTTTGCTGTACATCTCTGCGGATGGATCAGCGGTTGTCGTTGCGATTGCGTTGTTCATTTGCCGTTGTTTCTGAGGAGTTGTTCGACTACGTCGGAGCGGACACGGATCGTGCGCTTCGTTGCTCTCATGGCTGGAAGCCGACCATCCCTGATCCATCGACGCACCGTCTCGGGATGAGTCCCGAGTGCCTGTGCGATCTCTTTGATCGAGAGTAGTTTTACGCTCACGGACCAAAGAATGGACCGTGTTGCCTACCGTTGCAAACTTTTTCTTGAGAAATTATTCCTCGAAGCCTCGGCGGGGAGCGACGGGCGTCAGGGTTTGGCCTGTTTTCGCCAGTTCCATGAGGAATCTTTTCTTGGCGTAGGTGAGACCCTTGTCATACGCCTCGGAGAGAAACTTGATGCGAGCCTCGTCACCTCGCTGCTGGTAGGCACCGCTCATGAAGGCGCGTTCCGCGAACATCCGGCGGTAGTAGCCCACCAGTTGCGTATACCGATCGTACTGATCGGGCGTCATGCGCTCGAACGTCCGGTTTTTGTAGGTGATCTGGGGATTCGGCACCGATGGGATGACCGAATTGTCCGCAGTTCGACGCCACACGCGGTAGATCGAGGCGTTCAGCGGATCCGCGTCGATTTCTCGTCGATTCCAGAAGTCCACAAACTGATCGATCCACGGGTTGCTGCCCTTGGGTGTCTGTTTGACCGCTTCTCCCCACAGATTACGGCGCACCGGCATCGCGTTGGGGTCTTTCCCTCCAGGGATGGCCAATCCGATGGCGGCGTACCTCTGATTCAGGTCGTTGATCGTGTCCTTGAGAATGCCTTCCCCGCCCGTCACCGGCAGATACTCGCGTTGAGCGCGTCGGATCGACCCCAGCGTGGCTGGAGCGATGGGTGAAGCAGCGGTGACGTTCAGGCTCTTGATGAACCGCTCGAGCGACGCCTCGGATTCCTGAGACAGCAGCTTGATGAAGTCGCTGGTTCCCTTCAGGAACTGCTGCTCCATGATGAAGTTGATTCCGGATAGCGCGGATCCCTTTCCGATGGCCATGAAATCAGGCTCATCGATACGAGCCCGCTCGGCGATACGCTTCGAGGAACCCACGATGATTCCGAGCGCCCCTGCGGTTCCGAACGCCGAAAGGTCTTTGACGATGTCACCCGGCCTGAACGCGGAGTCTTCTCCCTTCAGCATGCGTCGGAGTGCCGACACGTTGATGGTTCCAGGAGGCATGACACCACCAGCCTTGGCCAACTCGCGGGCCTTGTTGGTCTCACTAGGAGTGTCGAGGTTCGGCGTGATGACGCCCTTGTCATACAGGTAGGAAAACGCCCCCATCACCATTCCTCCGGCGACGAGTCGGCCAACGGCCAGGTTGCGCTCGCGGGGCGTCATGTTCTTCCAGTCTCGAAGAACACCAGCAGGGGTGAACTGCAACGCTTCAGCGGCGACGTTGATCGGAGTCTTTTGGAAGAGGGAGATCAGGCGATACGGGATGTAGAGGGATGAACCGGCCTCCTGTTTGATGAACCGATTGATTCCGGCCACCATGCGCGTGGCGGTGTTGTCTTGCTGGAATACGGCCCGAGCGGCCTCGTTCTCGATGGTGTCGATGTCTTGTGCGGTGAACCCCTTCCTCCCCTTCTGTCTGGCTTCGGGTGTGATCAGGAACGCTTCGGGATCTTTGAGTGCGAGCTTGATCTGAGCGTTAGACAACCCGTTGTTCCTGCCGAGTTCGGAGATGATCGCGGCACGTGACGATTGTCGGAACGGGAGATCGGTCGCCTGAGTTAGTCGCAGCATGATGTCGGGCATCACGCCCACGGTGGCCTCGACGATATTGCGAGCCACGTTGCCGCTGTAATTGCCGGACATGGCCTCGTACAGATTCTTCCACGCCCGCTGAAAGTTCAGAGGGTTTCCAATGTCGGTTCCGAGTTCATAGGGGTTGGCGTTGGAACCTTGCAGAATGGCCTTCTTGGCGGCTGGAAGCGAATCGATGAACGCCTTGATGCGGTCGATCGTGTTGGCCCTGATTCCGAAGGCGTTGTTCTTGTTACCCGTCAGCGCCAAGTCGATGAGCGACGATGTCACCCCGGCGAGTGTTCGAGTAGGAATCGCCAGCGCGTTGCCCATGACGTTGCGGACAATGGAGAGCGGTGCCATGACCGATCCCTGAACGAGCGAGATGAACAGGTCCGCAGCGGACGACGGGTTGATCCTGGCAATGGTCTCGTTGAGATCGACATCCGCCTTCATGCGGAGCGCGTCGGCGGCATTCCACTCGGCCAGCGACTTCTGGATTTCAGCCGGATTGTTGCTCTCGAAAGCTCCGGAGGCATTTCGCTTGGCGACAATGAGTGCGTCCTGGGCGATGCGGTAGCTGTCCATCGCATTGCCAAGCATCAGCTTCTGCTTGTCGGTCATCGGCGCTCGCTTCTGGGTCTCCAGCGACTTGGTAACGAGCTGGATAACACCCTCGCGGCTGGCCGACTTGAGGAGCTTGAACTGGTTAATGAGCTGACCCCAAGTGGTGCCGCTCTTGGCGATGTTGATCGCGGTCGTTCCTGCCCCCTCCATGTCACCGCTGGCGATCTGGCGATTGAACTGCTCCATCGCGGAGATCACCCGAGTGTTGGATTCGGGGTCGATGATATCGTTGGCCAGTTGCCGGTCGGTCTTGGTTCGCGCCGCTTCGGCTTCTGCGGTGACCGATTGGCCTTCGTATCTGGACTCCGGAGATTCGGCGACCGTTCGCCTCACCTCAGCGGGAACCTCTTCTGAAGCAGCAACACGCTCGGCGAACTTGCGTGTGCGCTCCTCGCCGCGCTGGAATCGCTGCTCAGTAGCCTTCGGAGCAACGACCCCTTTCCACGGCACAGCCTCGGTGCTGGCGTAGTGAAGCCAAGCGATCGCGTCATCCGGCGAGAGTCGGCCAGTGACGAGCTGCTTGGCCGATGCCTTGAACGCTTGGAACCACGAGCGGAGTTCGCTGCGGTTGATTTTCGGCATCTGTTCACCGAACGCTTGGATGACACCCTCCTCCAGAGCGATCTCTCTGGCCCTCTGCGGGCTCAATAGACCCTGATCAACCTCCGCTTGTCTCGCAGCCATCTCGGACTTGAACGCGGGCGTATCCATTGCCGTTTCCAGCAGGGATTTCCGCATCGAAGGATTCGTGACTCCACGGAAGATGTCGTGGCCGATCTCATGGATGGCGGTATCCGGCGTGGCCATCAACGGATTGACGCGGACGATGCGGTCTCCGGTATCCGGATTGACCATGTACATGCCGCGAACCTCTTTGGCACCGGAGTAGGCTCGATCGAGTTCGATCTTGAGGCCACGGCGAGCCGCGATCTTTGCGGCGGCATCGACATCCGCTTGGCTGATGCGAGGTTCACCTTCACCGCGTTGGAAGCGGCTGTAGATGTCGTTGTAGATCTCTCGGGCGGCGACGATTGCTTGAGGATTACTGGCTTGCTTCGCCTCGCTGAGAAGCTCTTGAGCGGCCACACCCTCTTCGAGTGCCGCAGTTTCAATGTTCTGCTTCTGGATCGTCTCGGCTTTGGCGATGTCCTCCTGAGTGGGGCGCATCCATTCTGGCAAATCGGCACCAGGACGAGCCGCTTGTTCACGGGCAGCTCGTTGTTCTCCAACCATCGCTCGGTACTCCTCCATCTTGGCGATGTCGGCCCGCTCCTCCGCAGTAAGGAAACGCTCACTGAGCTTACGTTGGCGAACAGCATTCTCGTAAGCGTCCTGCAACGCATCTTGGCTCTGCTTGGCTACGAACTCAGGCAGAGTTGTTGGATCGTTGATGACGCGAGCGACATCAGGATCGTTGGCCAACTCGTTGATGCGCTCACGAGGGATCTTGATCTTAACGCTCTCAGCCGCCTGCTTGATCAGGTCGGCAGTGGGTTCGGTCTCAGACTTCCACCAATCCGCGTATTCCTTGGCACGAGCCTTCTCGGTGACAGGCTCGCCTTCCTCGAAGTATTGCTGACGCGCCTCGCGCTCGCGCCCGATTCCGAGCCGCTCTTCACGCGGGGTGACGAACTCTTCGGGCCTTTCAGCCAACAACCGAGCGCGTTCCAAGTCGGTCTTCTGTGCTTCGGGAACTTCCGGAAGGTCGGGCAATCCTAGCTTTCGGCCCAATCGAGTCGGTCGATTGAACAGGGTTCCGACAGCAGCTTCGGTGGCGAACTCCGGAAGTGAGAACTCACCACCGCGAGCCACGTTCAGAGCTTGGCTTGCTCCTGCCTGAGCAACGTTCACCGCAACGTTGGAAGCTGGTGCAACAAACTCTGGGCTGGTGATCGCCTCTCGGATGGTTTTCCCACGAACCGTAGGACGCAGCAGGCCACTCAATCCCTGAGTGCTTGGCCGCATGGTCAGCGCGGTGGGTGCAAGTCCACCGACAAACGACGCTCCCGGTTGTTCCTCCTGTGCTCTGGCGATCTGTTCAATCGCTTCGGGGGCGTACCTTTCAAGTGCGGCTTCCTGAGCTTTTCCGGTGAGGTACGATCCACCGAATCCTCCAGTCAATGCCCCGATAACACCTCCGACTGTGGCACCAACTGGACCACCAAACGCACCTATTGCTGCGCCCGCTTTTGCGCCAGGAATGGCTCCCGCTACACCACCAAGACTTGGAATGGTGCTTGCAGCGGCTGATGTCAGCGCGGCCCGAGTCTTGGACATCCGCTCGACGGGGTTCTCGAAGACATTCCCTTCGGCGTCGATGTCATAGATCGTCGGATCGAGGTTGTTCTTCTCGAGCCAGTCGCGCTGTTCTTGAGTCATGGTATTTCAGTAACCACCCATCTGTTTGCGGAGATACTGCTTGTACGCTTCTTTATTGTAGACCATTTCAGGATTGGTTAGATCCAGTTTTCTAATCGGTTCAGCGTACCGCTCGGCTGCACCAGAAATGCTTTCACCAAGAGGCCCAAGGAATCCTCGAATTCCTTCAGCGGTGGGCATCCCAACCCTTCCAAGAACGGGCTCAGGCTGCCCCGGATATCGACCGGTCCAAAACGAATACCCCTCTTCTTGAATTGGAGTTGGAGCGGTTGGAGCGGTCGCCTCTGTGGCAACCACCTTTTTGGCACCAGCGGCGGCAGAAGCGGGGCGAGTGCTACCAAACCGACTGACTTGAGCAGCACCTTGAGCCGCAGCAGGGCCTTTTCCGATAATCTTTGGTGTTCCAGCGCCAGGTTCGGGCGTAGGTACCTCGGGATTTATTCCGAACTGCTTGTTCATCTCCATCGTGTAATCGTAAACCTGTTGAGGCGTGACTCCCGGCCCGAAATCAACAACAGGAACAAACTTTCCGAACTCGTCACGAATCACCCTTCCGCTGATGTTGGCGGGTTTTTCTTTCGCAACGCTGATGTTCTTCACCTCGTCGGGGAACCTGTTGGCCAAATCATCGTAGGTTCCGTACACGGTGCTTCCGCTCTTTGTAGTGAGCTGCATCGTGAGATCCTTCTTGGATTTTCTCGCTTCTTCCTCTTGGCTTTGCAGAGCCTTTTCGTAGGAGTACTGCCGCTCGACTTCTTCGACCGGTTCAAGAGCAGAGATTGGAGCGGCCATTGCGCCACCAAGCCCGCGATCTCCTCCTACCTGGTAATTGGCGCGAGATTCCAAGAATCCTCGCATTTCAGGAATTTTCGCCTCACGAGTAGCGGCTTCCGCGAGTCTTTGACGTTCGGCAATATCTTTGTTTCGAGCAGCTTCAAGCCTTAGCTGATCCTCAAGCATCTGCGCTCGCTGCAATTTCATGCGCTCGTTCATCCGCTGCTCCTGCAACGCAGCGAGATCCTCTTCCATCAGCGCCCGCTTGGCCAGGTTGCGCTGACGGATCTGCTCATTGGTGCCGGTGAACTCGCCAGCCAGACCACCAGTGAGCATGGTCAGACCCTTGAGCAGCGGGTTGATGCGCTGCTCGGCCTGATCTTGGAGTTTCTTCCTGATTTCTTCGGGTGTAGCCATAGATCGTTAGCTGAGTTCGTTGAGGATGGACCGACGGGCCATGCGCCCGCCCATGCTCCGCATCGCCGCTGCGAGGATCTCCTCGGGATCGTAGTTGATGTCGCGGAAGCTCCTGAGCAGGGCCTCCGGAGCGCGGCGGGTATCGGTGGGAACGGTGGGAAGTTCGGGCAATGGGGTGACCGCAGGCATTGGCCTACTGATCACCGATGTCCGAGGCAGCGTGATCGGGGTGCGAGTCGGCGCTGGCTCCAGAAACTCGAACGTGGGGAACGTAGGTGGCGTGATCGTCACCTTGTCCTCGTAAACGGGAGCTGGCGTCACCGGGGTGGTGGTGACGGCTTCGGTCGGCAAGGTGATCGTGGGACGCGGCGTCTCGGGCTCTGGGACAACAGGCGAGACTCCACCAGGATAGACTACCGCTCCCTCATCCGTTTTGTATGGGGGCTGCGGAGTGGTTGCGTAATCCCAATCACCCTTTTCGTAATTCCACCTATCACCAGTATTGTTGATGATCTCATCGCCATAGTTGGTTCCCGGCATTCCCGGGATCTCTGTTCCAACATTCGACTGTCCGGTCGGGATGTCGATGCGTGATACGGGGGTTGTCGCAGCCATGGGGGTTCTGGCCGGAGCGGTGTTCATCGGCACCCCGAGATTGGGCATCTGGAGTGTGACGGGAGGTTGGAGATCCTCTACTGGGCCGAAAGGGAACACATTCCTGACCGCTGGCGGTGCGGCCATTGCCGGTCGGCGGGGTGGCGCAGGAGGCTGAGACAGATCGACTGGTCCGAGCGTTGACGGCTCGTTAACCATGATGAACTGATCGGTGAGCCAATCGTAGACGTTCCCGGCATTGTCCTCGAAGAACTCTCCGGGTTTGACGCCAGGAAGTCCGAACGGCTCAAGATCTTGTCCGAGCTTAGCGCCGAAGAGATTCCCTTCCGGTCTGAGTGCCGGATAGATGTATTCTGGCGGCACTTCGCCGACCATTTCAAATGAGTCGGATGCTTCTGCCATAGATCAACCTCCTAGATTGAAACCATTTCTGCCATAAGCAGATCCAAGATTTGCGATGCCTCCGGTGAGTCCTTGGAATATGGCCAACGGAGATCCTGTCTGCGAAGCCTGGAACGCATTCTGGGCGTTCTGTAGAGCGAAGCTGGATCCCAACTGCATGAGCTGACCCGGACCCGCCTGCTGCATTCCCTGCATGAGCTGCGGAGCAGCGAACGGAGAAGCGCCCTGCTGGAGACCACCGAGCTGGGCGGCTTGAGAGACGATCGGTTGGAGTCCCAGGGCGGACTGGATGTTGGCGATGTTCTGCTGGCGACCGGCCTGCTGCTGCTGCTGCTGAGCCATCTGACCCGCGAAGGTCTGCTGCGCCGCCGTGTTTCGCTGGCCGGTGGCAGCGAGGATGTTCTGGAACGCCTCCTGAGCCTGTCGATTGGCGACATCGCTCGTGGTCTGACCGCTCTGGAGTAGGCCAAGAGCTTGCTGACGGCGTTGGATATCTGCGTTGGCGATCGCCTCGTTGACAGCGCGGGCTTCGCGGAACGCGGATAGGTTTCCGAGGATGTTGCCGGTGGCGGTTCCACGGGCGCGGGCGGCCTGCTCGGCAGCGCGGATCATCGCAGGATCGAGCGTCCCGGCTTGGGCGAGACCGGATGCGATCTGGCGTTCGAGGTCTCTACGCATCTGGGCCGCAGAACCGACATCCTGCGGCGCGGCAGGCATTCCGACACGCTCGTAGGTGGGGGCTTCAGGAACGGCCTGAGCGGCTGTGGAAGGTCTGCCGAGGTCCGTCAGGAAGCTCTCGTAGAGTCCGTAACGAGTTGGATCCAGAGCTTCAAGTTCCGCCCTGCGCTGCTGTGCGAACGCTTCACCGCT